AGCATCCCCTACAGGATCAACTACAAGCACGACAAACAATAGACAATTCGATCAGGCAAACAGTATTAATATATCCACAAATAACCCGCAGGCAGCAGCACAGGCAGTCGATCAAACATTGCGGGGATGGTCAAACAACACGGCAACTAATTTAACCGGGGCAATGATGTGAGCACGACAATAGGCGCAGTATTAAACCGTGATATAAAATTAAACGGGGCAACTTTTGATATTGTAAGAGATATTAGAGTCGGGCGCACGCAAGAAGTAGCTACACATCCAATTGAAGACGGCAGCAAAATATCAGATCATATATCTGTTAATAATGTTGTCTTGTCATTTACTGGCGAAGTCGGGAATATATCTTTTGACGGATCGGACACAGGACAAAAAGCGATTGATACATATGCAGCATTGTCGGAACTTTATAGATCAAAAGCGTTTCTTGATTTTCAAACTGGGTTTGAACTATTTGAAAATATTATATTTACGTCTTTCGATGTTACCGAAGAGCCTGCAAAGTCTGGGGCGTTTATTTTTTCCGCTACCCTTGAACAGCTAACAGTAACCGAATCCGAGCAAGTTGCAATACCGCAAAGCATATTGAGTGCAGGCAAAACGAGACAGCAGCTATCGAGTGAGATTAACCGTGGCAGAGCCGAGCCGGTGCCGGATACTCCTGACCCTGTACTGTTCAAATTGGGTAGGGCAGAAAGGGGGTACAGATGAGCCAATCAATACCCCTTACAAGTGACCCCGCACAACGATTTGAAATAATCATAAACGATATAAGATTTTTTTTCTCTGTTTATTATTCTGCGAATGGTGGCAAGTGGTTTTTTGATTTAGAAAACTCCACTGAAACATTGATTGAACGTGTCGCAATGTTGAGAGGTCAGAATATGCTTGACGGACACCCGGATTTACAAGACCAGATCGGGCAATTGTGGATGTGGGATGCAGCACAAAATGGAAATGATGCGGGCCCGGATAATTTAGGGACTGATTTTTTGATGATTAATTTTGCTAATGATGAAAGCCCACTATGAGTCAGCAATGGATAAGAAAATATTTGTTGATTATAGGCGATGTTTCAGCACCCATATTTACAACAGAAACATTGCAGATAACTTTTAATATCAAAAAAGGCTTATCGTCAGTACCAAATCAAGCAAAAATAAACGTATTTAACTTGTCAAAAGACACCCGTGACAGAATACGTGAAGACTTAAAACCGATTATATTAATTGCCGGCTACGAATCATTTTCAGACATTATTTTTCAGGGAGATATCCGGTCAGTCGGGACACCGCAAGGAATACCGGATATAGGAACAGAAATTCAAGCGGGTGATGGTGATAGGGGGTGCCGGTTTGGGTCAATCTCTTACACGGTAGAGGGTGGCCGGTCGGTCAAAGATGCAATAACACAGTTAGCAAATTCAATGCCGGGAGTTAAGCCGGGGATTTTAAAAGGCTTAGACGGCAAGACAATAAGCAGTAGGGGCGTTTCAGTAACCGGGGATAGTAAGACCTTGCTTGATTCATATGCACGTCAGTACGGCTTTACATGGAGCATACAAGACGGTATTCTTGAAACGGTCGCAGCTATGCCAGAACAAACCGGATCAACAGTTGATGACGCTGGGCCGAATGCTTTTGTTATAAGTCCCAAAACCGGAATGATTGACCAGCCGGAAGTTAAAGACGAAGGGAAAGTGACCGTTAAATTTTTATTGAATCCGCGAGTAAAGCCGGGCCGAGTTGTCAACATCGAATCGTTAAGGGTGCCGGATATAAACGGATTTTACCGGGTCAATGAAGTTGAATTTATTGGCGATTATAGCGGGCAAGATTGGTACACGTCTGTAACAGGGGTTAAATTATGACCGTTTACAAAGACAGATTAATAACAGACGAAGCCCCAAATTTTGAACGTATGATAAAGGCCGGTATTCAAACCGAACTTTTGCATACTTGGACAGCACTTCCCGGAATAGTCAAATCGTTTGATGCAACGACACAGACTGCAGAAATACAGCCTGCAATAAAACAGGAATATATAAACGAAAGCCAGGCACGGCAAACACGGAGTCAACCATTATTAATAAATGTCCCCGTTCATATTCCCCGAACTTCCGGATTCGCTGTTACTCTACCAGTGGCGGCAGACGATGAAGGGTTAATCGTTTTTTGTTCACGATGTATTGATTCATGGAGTCAGCAGGGCGGCGAACAACCGCCAGAGACAAACCGGAAACACAGTTTTTCCGATGCGATATTTATTCCGGGGGTTTTTGGAAAGCCGTCTAAATTATCAAGCTATATTACGGACGGTGTTGAAATGCGAAATGCGGCAGGGGATACAAAAATTACTTTAAAAGATGGATCAATAGATATCACGGCGGCTGCAATCACGATCAACGGCACCACCGTAACGACAACCGCCCCAACGATAACGGATAACGCTACACTTGTAGATATCAACACCACAACACTTGACTTAACAGCAACCACCGTAATCGGTAACGCTGGCGGTACGGGCACGATAGATTTTACAAGCGCATCATTGAAGCATAACGGAACAAACGTGGGCGACACTCATACACACACGCAGGGAACAGACTCAGCAGGCGACACGGAACAGGATACCGGAGGGCCGCAGTAATGGCAAATCAGCCTTTCATGGGTGAAAATTGGGACTTGGAACTGACTGAAACCGGCGATTTGAAAATGGCTTCTGATTCGGTGGAAGTTGCCGAGCACATAAAACAGCGATTACAGTTTTTTCTTGAAGAGTGGCGATATGACTTGACCGCTGGTATTCCTTATTTCCAGAAAATATTTACACGGCCAGCAGATAAATTTTTGAATGATGCTATATTTAAACGTGAGATTTTGCAAACGCCCGGAGTTACAGAGCTGCTAAAATACGAATCTTTTTTTAACGCTGATGATAGAGTTTTAAGATTTAATTTCACTTATACAGATACATATGGCGAATTAAATCAACAACATATAGGACTTGTTATATAATGCCTGCATACGTAACAGCTACCGGGTTCAGTCAAAAAAGACAAGACGAAATCAAGACCGATTTGCAAACGCTACTCAAGGGCATATTCGGTGACGATGTTCAACTTTCGGAGCAATCCGATTGGGGCCAAATCGTTGGGATATTTTCAGAGTACATGGCCGATGGTTGGGAGATGGCCGGTGAAGTTTATGACGCTTTCCATGTAGGTGCTGTTATTGGCAGGGTGCAAGAATTACTTTACGAATTAAACGGCATTCAAAGAAATCAAGCGATTGCGTCAACAGTAGATTTATTGATAACCGGAACGATAGCGGCAACAGTACCGGCAACTTTCCAAGCGGCTACAAGTTCAGGATTAACCTTTCAAGTGGATGCTGCGGATGTTATCGGCGGGGGTGGTACTGTAACAGTATCGGCGACTTGTACCGAAACAGGGCCAAACGAAGCCACAGCAAGCACGGTAACAAACATTGTTACACCGTCCGCAGGTATCGCATCAGCAACAAATCCGGCAGAGGCCACACCCGGAAGATATCAAGAATCAAATGCGGCTTTTCGGTTACGACAAATTTTATCGACAGGCACGCCGGGTCAAAATCTTTTAGAATCGTTATTCGGCCAGTTGTCAAATCTTGATGAAGTTACCGCAGTTAGAATTTATCAAAATAGAACAAACGTAACGGACGGAAACGGACTGCCACCACATTCTTTTATGCCTATTGTGCAAGGTGGGGCAGATGCAGATATCGCACCGATAGTATGGGTAAACAGTCCCGCAGGAATTGGGTCAGTCGGCAGTACGGCGGTCATAGTGACGGATGCGCAAGGCTACCCGGTATCGGTATCTTTTCAACGACCAACGGAAACCGATATCTACGTTGATATTACTATTGTAAAAGACTCGTCATATCCAGCGGACGGTGACGAAACAATAAGAACAAATATCATTTTACATGCTGCCGGTTTATTGATTGAGGATACAAATTTTGCAGGGTTTGGCATCGGTGAAGACATAGAACTGTCAAGAATTTACACACCTACAAATTTAATTCAAGGCCATTACGTTTCAGATTTAAAAATCGGTTTATCTTTTGGCGCGGTCGCAGCTTCAAATCTTTCACTTGCTTTTGATGCGATAGGGAATTTTGATATCACCAGAATAAAAATAAACGGTGTAACAGGATGACCACTATCCCTGACGAGATATACGCGCAGTACCCCATATGCACGGAAGACGTTAACAACGGCGTATATGAGCGCATAGCGTCACAATACAAAGAGTCCGAAAAGCTCCTAGCATTGATACAGGGCTTGTGCTTAGAAGCCGGTAAAATCACTTGTGCGATGTGTGAGGCGCTTATCTACCGATGGATAGATACTGCCGAAGGTGTAAACCTTGACGCACTTGGCGATATTGTCGGACAGCCCAGACTAAGCGCAGTTGGTTTGGCTGATGTTTATTTCGGTTATGATGGCAATGTGTTTGCCACAGCGTACGGATCGGGCCGTTATATTGCACCCGGAGAAAGTACAACCGGCTCGAAGGTTTTAGAAGACCCTGAATATCGCTTGTTTATACGGGCGAAAGCATTTGCAAATCAATCAGCCTCAACACCTGACGAAATAGCGCAGCATATTTTTTTAGTGTTTGGCAAAAAGCCAGCGATCCAAAACGGCAGAGCGCAACTTGATATTTATTTTTTTGACACATTAACGCCAACAGAAATCGCGATGTTAAATTTTCAATGGGTGGATCAAAGAGGACAAACAAGAGACTTTTTCCCCTATACTTTAGGGGTGGGGCAAAAGATTTTTTTTGATGCTGCTATCGGGCCAGTTTATGGATATTCTGGAAACCCTTTAGCGAACCCTTACGGAACAGGCTATTATAAAAAGCAGTTATCACCATAGGAGAGAATATGGCAAGAGTACAGATCACTTATACTGATTCGGCTGGCGTACCACAGACCACAGATGCTAACCCGGAAAATTTTCAATGGGCGGCAGGAGCGGGAGCGGCAAATGTAGAAGACCCCGCAAGAAGTGGGTTAAGGTCACCCGGTTATGATATCGAATTGCCATTTGGCAAGCACCATAATTTTATATGGAAAATGCTATACTCTGGCATGCAAGAGGTGATGACAAAAGGCGTTGCGGAATGGTCAGCACTTACTGACTACGCCGTACCTGCGATAGTTTGGGGGTCGGATAATGTGCTTTATGTGGCTACTGCTGCATCCGGGCCAAGTGGTACGGCTAAAAATCCGATAACGCCAGCGAACAGGCCGGGATATTGGGATAGCCTCGCCAATGCGTTAGGGATATCGGTAGTTGGTGAAATTCCGGTTGGCGGGTCGATGATCTGGAATGCTGCGATACCGCCTGTTAACTATTTAGAGGAAAACGGCGCAAGCCTAGTAGTAGCAACATACCCGGAGCTATATTCAGCGATTGGATACACGTACGGGGGATCGGGTGCAAACTTTAACATCCCCGACAAAAGGGGTAAATTTCTTAGGGGCTGGGACCATAGCGCAGGGGTTGACCCAGACGCAGCCAGCAGAACAGATAGAGGAGATGGAACAACGGGGGATAATATCGGAACAAAGCAAGCAGATATATACGGGAACCATAATCATATCGTCCAGCTTTCTCCCACAGATGGCGGGGGGTGGTGGTCAGGTATGGGGGGGGGTGGTCCGTCGCAGCCGACAAGTTTTTCTGGCGGAAATGAAACACGGCCTAAAAATATAAACGTAATGTATTGCATACGATATCAATAAGGGGAACTATGAAAATATATAATTACAGCGACAAAACGGGCGAATACTTAAGCGAGAGCGAAGCGAAAGAAGATCCACGAGTAAATGGGTCATTTCTTGTTCCTGCGCTTGCAACTACAAAGAAGCCGTTAGAGTGCGGGGATAAAGAAGTCAATTGCTTTATTAATGGAGATTGGGCAATTAAAAAAGACCTGCGTGGAACAACGATATATAAACAAGATAATCCATATGGGGCGGCGATGGTTGAGAGTATCGGCGATATACCGGATGGTTGGTCATTTGATGAGCCAGCGGAATCAATTGAGAAAAAAGAAATAGATGAAATAAGAAACCAACGAAATGCCGCATTTGCCTATTTTGAGTCAAAACCGGCTAGGTTTTCAATATTAATGAAAAGGGCAACGGATGCACAAGTAGGCGAGTTTGAAACATATTGCCAATCATTACTTGACGCACCGCAAACAATGACCATGCGAGAACGACCGGCATGGCTGGAGGTATAAATGGCAATTATAGGATCAACAAGCATAACGGCGTTACACGATAGGATCATACAGGTATCGCACACACCGACTACGCCACTTGGAGCGATTGCATATAATGACGCAATTTCCATAAACAGAGGATGCAGATTTGCCGGGTTGTATATTAATCTTATTGGCGGGCCGCAAACATCAAGCGGTATTGTGACATGCGAGATCGTATCATTTCGAGGCGCTGCCCATAACCGACAAATGAATCCAACGGTGGCAAATGCGACTTTTGATTTTCAAGGGCAGTCAAATCTTGTTTGGATTTTAGATGGAAATAATGCACCCGTACCCGTGCCTATGGAAGAGGGCGACACGCTAAAAGTTGACTGGTCAAACCCTGACGGCTTAGATTATGGGTGGGGTATTTATTATATAGCCGGGAATATTCAAGACACGATCACAACTACAGTATAGGTGCAATATGTCTATTTGGATTGACGGAATATTACAAGATGAAACGTTATCTGGCGCATCAGTACTGATTGACCCTACATGCAGCCCTATATATACCGGCACAGTTACGGCTAACGATGCACTTTGCGCTATTGCGGCATATGTTGAAAGCGGGGTTATCCGGATTCGGGCGGTTATAGATTATGTTGACAATACAGCCGTGCCGCCGTCTGAAAACGATGGGGATCGCTTCCTTTTAGATGACACAGGCGTTTCGAATGCAGCATGGGATGGGGGCGCAGCCCTTGACATTATGCAGTTTAACGGGACAAGCGGGTTATGGGAATCACAAACACCAGAAGAAGGGATGATTACATATGTTGACGTAGAAGATCAGGACAGGCGATTTATTGACGATGGTGTGCCTACATGGGAAATAGCGGCGGGCGGTCTATGGAAAATAAATACTGAGATAAAAACAGTAACACCGGGATTAAATATAGACACCCAGGGCGGCACAATAAAGGATTTGACCGCTTCGCAGCTCACTCTTGATGATGATGTTATAATCACGGGCGGCACAAACGCAGCAAGGACAATAGGAACGGCTGTAACCGGCACAACTTATACTTTCGCCTTGACGGATAAAAATGATTATTTTGAGTTTTCAAACGCAACCGGAATCGCTGTAACATTAGAAGCTAATTCGGTCATTGCCTTTGGTGTAGGAAACGAGATGGAGGGTCGCAATAGCGGCGCTGGTGCAGTGGTTATTACGCCAGCCGTAGGCGTTACTATTAACGGGGCGACTTCTGCGGTTACTATCTCATCAGGTGCGTTCTGGGCTTTAAAACAAATTACAGTTGATAGCTGGCATTTTATCGTATCGTTGTCAAGTTCGCCAACGTTTACAGATTTATACGTGACAGGAAAACTTACCGTTATTGACGTGAACGCCGCACGCACAATTGGAACGGCTCAAACG